CCGTACGGTGTGCGTACCGGTTATGCCCGTAAGCATGTCCGCGGTGTTACGCCGTCGCCGTTCTTCGATGGCGAATGGCACGACTTCGAGGTCACCGTCCACAGCCACGATCACTACACCCTGTCATGGGATGGCGCGGTCATGGCCGACGTGCAAGAGAACACGCCCGCCACAATGGGCGGCCGTAACCGTGTCGGGCTCCGTTGCGACTTCGCCGACATCGAGATCCGCGACTTTAAGGTCATGACCGACGAGGAGCCCGCCGCCATGTCAACGGTCCACCCTCGCGAAGACTGGCAAGATCCGGCGCGACCGGTCGCCGGCCCAGCGGCCAAGAGTGTCGGCGGCGCGTGGGTCATCCACTACCCGGGCGGCGGTACTTTCGAGCCGTACACCGACGATCAGGTCAAAACGTTCCTACGGCAGATCCAAGCCAGCTACCTCAACGGTCGCGGCTACTCGGTCGGCTACTCCTACGGCGTCTCCCAGTCCGGCAGCGCATGGGAACTCCGCGGCGACGACATCAACCCGGCGTCAAACCCTGGCCGCAAAGTCAACGGAAACTTCAACGACGTTTCACGCTCCATCTTCGTGATGGTCGGCAACGACAACGCCGCCAGCCCCGAAGCGGTTGCAACCATCAACGCCATCATCGCAACCCGCCCCGGTTGGCCCGTCGTCACGCACGGAGACGTCGACTACACGGCGTGCTGTGGTACAGGGCTCATCGCCCAGGTCCGCGCCGGCACCATCGGTCAGCAGGTCGCACCCCCAAAGACATCTCAACCCGACATCACACCAATGACAGACGAGGACGACATGCTCAACGCAACATCACTATGGCGGCCCGAGGGGTACGCCAACATCTTCGCTGTCACACCGGACGGCGCCCGGCACCTCGGCGGCGAAACATTCAACGACCTGACCCGCAGACTCAACGCCGCAGGGCAAAGCTCGGCGGTCATCGTCTCAGGCCACAAGCAGGAACTTAAAAGTGTGTTGGCTCTCGCCGGACTCACGACCGCCGACCTGATTAAGACCATCTGACATGTGGTCGCTCATCGCATCCGCGGCCACCGATAACCAGTCGTCGATAGCGATCTACGGCGCGTTCTCGTTGCTGACCGTCGTCGTCTCCACCGCCGGCCTTGTCATCGTGCAGAGAATGAAACGGTCCAACACTGTCGACCACGGCCAAGTCATCAGCGAACTGAAACTGTTGACGGTCGGCCAAGAACAGCTGTCAAACATCGTTGTACGACATATCGAACATGACCACAACCAAAGGGGAACCAATGAACATCATCGCCGCACTGCGTAACGAAGCCCGAATGATTTGGAGTCTTGCCGACGACGGCACCAAAGCCGCGATCCGCACCGCCTACCAGAACGTGCAAGCCGCAGTCGCTATCGCACTGTTCGCTGCCGCATCATCCGTTGTTGCTTGGGCATCAGGTGCCGACGTTGACCTGCTCGACACGATCGCTGTCGGCCGTACCGCTATCGGTGTCGCCGCGCTCGCCGCGATCGCATCGTTGAAGGCCTACTACATGAACCGTGGAGACAAGGGCGCACGCTACGACAACTGAGAGACACCACCGAACACCCGAAACCGTGAAGGCAACCAAAGGGGAAACATGGGATTAGCAGACGCAATCAACGAAACACGCAACACACCCGCCAAACGGCTCAAGGTGGACGTCATGCTCGAACAGATGGACGCAGACGACGCCGCAGCGCTCGACGTCGCGCTCCGCGACCTGACGCTGACCGCCGGCAAACTGTCCGAAGCGCTCCGCCGCAACGGCACGCCTATCACCGAAAACCCAATCCAAGAATGGCGGCGCCGGAATCTGGAGGTTGCAGCATGAGTTTACGAGACGCACTCAAAGCTGGCGATGACAAGCGCGTTGGCAACAAACTCATCATGGACATGGCCGAAGGTCTAATTGCCCGCGGCATCGACGCATCCGAACTCGGCAGACTCGCCAGCCTTAAAGTCAACTCTTCGGAGTGGAACAGTCTGACAAAAGACGCCGACGGCGAAGCACACCTACACGACCTCCGCGGCATCAAGCTGTCAGCCGAATGGTTCACTGAGCCCGAATGGCCGGTAGTCCAGCAGGCGAAGCCGATCAAGTACGTCCCGGCCAAGACGCGAAGTGTAAACGGCGCGAAACATACCGTCATCTTCCCTGACCAACAGTACGGGATACGACGCATCGACGGCGAATTGATCCCATGTCACGACCGCGAAGCCATCACCGCATCGCTTGCCGTCGCGAAGGCCATCAAGCCCGACCGGATCACCAACCTCGGGGACCTCATCGACCTGCCAGAATGGTCGCTCAAGTTCACACAAACACCCGAACTACAAGAGACAACCCAACCAGCAGTCGATGAGGCGTACCGGGATCTGACCCGTCAGCGTGAGATTTGCGACGACATCGACATCCTCGAGGGCAACCACGACGACAGGCTTGCTATCGCCGTCACCACGAACGCCCAGGCGGCGCTCAGGTTGCGTCAGGCCAACACGACACCGGACACGTGGCCCGTGTTGTCTCTGCCCCACCTGCTGCGTCTGGACGAACTCGGGATCACCTATCACGACGGCTACCCGGCGAACCGTACGAAGATCGCGAACGGCACCGACGAGCAGACGCCGCTCTACGCCGTGCACGGCGAGGCGCTCGACATGATGAAGCTCGCTAAGCAGTCGCGGCAGTCCTACATTCAGGGCCATATCCATCGGCGCGCGTCGTTCACTGAGACGTTTGAGATTGACGGTCGGCCAACGATGGTGACTGCGATGACACCGGGCTGTCTCTGCCGGATTGACGGTGCGGTGCCTTCCACGAAGTCGGCTAAGACACGTAAGCGGCCGCTGACCCGTTGGGAGAACTGGCAGCAAGGTATGGCGGTTATCACTGAATGGGATGATGGTGATTGGGCTGCAGAGATCATCCCGATTCACCGTGGTCGCGCCTTGTATCGCGGCAAGACGTTCGATGCGGCATGAGGTACACACTCGTCTTCGCTGCCGGTGCCGTGTCCGGTGCTGTTGCTGTGATGGTCGTCGACATGGTCGAAATGTTGATCCAAATGTTCAGCGACGATGACATGATGTAGCTATAACCCTTCGTTGCCGTTCGGTGGCGAAGGGTTATAGCCGACACAGATCGAGTAAGCCGGGGTCTCCCCAGGTGCGGCCAAGGTCGTTGCCCCGGCGCACGTCACTGACGTGTCCTTTGCAACGCCGGCAACGGTATATGTGGCCTACTCGGGCGAGGTGAGGTACGGCGTCGGGCAGACGTGTCCGGCGCCCTCACTGAAACAAGATCCCCGCTACCACGGGGTAGATCGACGCATCGGCTCGCGCCTCCCCCTGCGAGCCGATGCGTCTTTCGTCGTTTTCAGGCAGCTTGCTGGTCGTTCCAAAACGCAGGTGTCGCTAGTGGCTTAATCAGTGGCCAGATGCGACAGGCGTGATCCTTGCCGTCAAGCATGGCGAACACGACGCCAGGGTGATCGCATGTCTTGATGATCTCAGCCAACTGTCGACGCTCGCCGCCAGCTGGCAGGGACTTAAACACCAAGCAGGCCCCATCCTCGATCAAGGTGAACTGTTCCATGATGTCGGCAACAGTCGCGTGCACCCAGTCGTAGAACTCATCCGGCACCGTTTCCAGTAGTTCTGTGAGTGGGTGCCCGTTGCTCAGCAGCTCCCAGATCGTACGCGTGTTAACACCGGTCAGCAGTTTGTGCAGTCGCACGTAGTTCGGGAACTTGGCCTTAGCTCGCGTTCCGTTCGGCCAGCGCAGCACGTACCCCTCGGCGTTCGGTTCGTCCATCCCCGCAATGTCGGCAAGCGTGAGATGGTGCTGGGCTGCCGACGACCCCGGCCAACCAAGCGCACCGCAGTCAACACCGGTTTCAATGTCGATGCAGGTGAGTAGGACCAACTCGGCGCGCTCGCCGTACTCAACAACGATTCTGTTCTCTGGGTAGATGATTTCAAAGAGCGGCGTCGTGCCGTCAATGAGCATTGACTGAAGCCAACTGGCGCACCTGGGGTTTGATTCCAGCCACCCCATTGCCCATATCGCCTGCTCTGATGTGAACGAACCGCGAGTCGAGATAGCGGGGTCGCCCTCCGGCGTCAGGTAGCCAATACCAAGAGAGCCGTCCAGCTTCTCATCAACGACCGGGACACCGTCAGGGATGGTCGCGAGCTGTTCAAGGTTGAAGAACTTTCGGAACGGCCGAGCGACGACGTCCCCGCTCGTCGTGGTGATGAGTCCGCGCGATATCAGCGTGGCGTCGTTCCACTCATTGTCATACTGGGCGCGCTGCGCGTAGTTATGGATGAACAGTCGACCAGTTTCATCGGTCTTGCGGTGCACGAAGCCCTCATCAATCATGCGTTCCATCAATTCAAGGTCGACAATGTCGCCTAAGTGGGTTACTGTCTTGCTCATTGGCTCAATTCCTTCTCTCGTAGGTCTGTGACCAGGGACTATTCACACAGGGCCGTCTAAGGCGTTCAAACCGGCACCGTGGGCACTGATGGCAGGCGTTTCCAACCCTAAAGCACGATCAGACGCCGAACCAATCAACTTGCGGCCCTCCGGTGTCGCATGAACGTAAATCATCGTCGTCGCCAACTGGGCATGACCCAACTGATCCTTGACCACGGCGAGCGGGACACCAGAGTCCGCGGCCATCGTCGCATACCAGTGGCGAAGATCGTGAATACCGATCGTGTCGAGGCCGTGCAGCTTACGGAACCGCGACCACGTGACGTTCAACGACCCCGGCGACCTCGGCACACCGCCACCAGCATCAGCACGCCAGTTCGGGAACACCCACTGCGACGACCCGTTAGCATTAACGTAGACCCACTGCTCGATCAGGACGGCGTTACCGGTCGCGCCAAGCTCAACCTCACGCGTCCGTTTACCCTTCGTCTCCTTGATCGTCATAGCCTTACCCGCAGGCTGTACTACCGAATGGCGTATGACCATCACGGCAGCATCCCGATCCCAGTCAGCCCACTTCAAACCGACGACCTCGCCACGGCGTACACCTGTCGACAAGATTAGTTCGATACAACGCGACCATTCGGCACGCATCCGGCTCGAGCTGGCGGTCACGCCTCTACCGTCAGTATCGGTGCCGGCGCGCAGTAGCTCGCGTATCCGTCTGATGTCGTCGTCGGATGGTGGTGTGATCTCGGCCGGCACATGGATCGACGGTGTGGCTTGACGGGTAGCGACCCTCGGCAAATCCTGTTTATGGTTGCCGTACATGAGCACCATCCGTAGATGTTTGGCGGCGTTCGCAACTGTCGCTTTCGTTGCTCCTGCCGCCAACAGCTCGTCGTAGTAGTCGTCAATCATTTGGCCTGTCAATGATGCCGCTTGAATCTTTCCGAAACGAGCCGTCAAACGCTTCGCCCAATGCTCGTAGCCGTAGATGGTGGTCGGGCTTCGTTCCTGGCGCATCTTGGCCCGCAGCCAGTCATCGACGAGCTTGCCGACCGTGCCCTGCCCGAGCACGCCGGTTGTCAGGTCGGCTTCAAGCTCTTTGGCGACACCCGGAGCTTTACGTCGCGCTGCTGTCAGGTTGTTGGCCTCAAAGTTCCGTGACCGTTGCACCCGCTTGCCTCGCACTTGGGGCATCTCCATACGGACACGCCACTTGGGGCCCTTGATGTGCTGCAACTTCCAGGGCGTCGTCATTCGGGCTTCACGGGGTAGGCGACTCCGCCAGGGACGAGCGTGCCAGCAACGGTATGGAGAACGTGCGTGTCTACGACGAAGCCGCACAGCCTCAACCTGGTGAGGTTTGGCCCGAGCGTCGTCCTCATATCGAAGCAGTTGTCAGGAATATCACGAGACTTTGACGAGTCCACGACTGCAACGGGTGCCCCGAGCGCAAGCCGACCGTGCACCGTGCGTAGGAGCCTGTGATTCAGTTCGGCACCGATGACGAGCGTCTGGTCGCTGACGATCTCCACGATAGGCGGATAGCCGAGGCCGTTGCAGTGTTCGCAATGTTCCGTGCTGTCGCCTGGTTGCATCCCGACCCATCCGCCATAGCACGAATCCTGATCGCATTTCACCCAGCCTGCCAGCCATGTGATCGACGGCATCTCGTTGGGTAGCAGCCATTTGCTGTCTGCCGGGAACATCTTTCGGGCCACAGCTTCCGGTAACACAACCTGCTGGACCCGCCGTTCTGTCGTCGTCATTGCTCGCTCGTTTCCGTAGGATGTTCTCGGTAGTGCATTCCGTGTCACACTCGGTGACATGGCCTAAATCGGCCGGACTTGAAAATCGGTTGTTACACCAGGTCAGTATACACAAAGCGCCTCTCTAGCTCAATGGTAGAGCAGTGGACTTTTAATCCATCTCGGGCTAGATGTGAGCGAATGTCAGCGTAGGCGTAAGGCTGTGAGCAGGTGTTATGCAGAAGGCTTATGAGTTTCCCCTTGTAATCGGGTCGATTTCCGTGACATTTTCCGTGACATGGTGAGAGTTCGCACTTGCGTACTACACCACGCAGACGGCTCGTTCATGTAGCGTCCTTCCGGTTTGGTGCTTGGAGGGTGCCGACACAGACCTGATCGATCACGTCACGGATGCCAGCCTCCGCCGGCCAGTCGTTCGTGAGGTCGTTGGCGTAACGGTAGACCGCACGCTTCGTGGCCTCAGCGATCTCGGCAGCGAACAACTCGGCCGCATCAGCGCGCCCCGTCACCGCTATCAACGCCTGCTCGGCCTCTTCGAGTTTCACGATTGAGTCAAATGCTCTGGCGGCTCCCGGCACCACGGCGCACAGAGGCACCGGCCACGCCGCGCTCAGGTTGAGCGCCGCCAGCCGAAACGGTAGACGCTTGGCGTTCTCGTCCGTCCCTGTCAGGCCGGCAATCGTTACCGATCTTCTGCTTGTCGGTTGCTGGTCGCTCATGGTTCCCTCTTCCGGTACTTGCGTGGCATTATGCCGCCCGGTGACTCGGTGACGACGGTAGTAACCACGCCATCGATCTCCGTGGTCGTCGTGACTGTGCCGTCAGGGTCCGTGCGTTTCGTCCTGTGATTCCACGGGCCACCCTCAACCCAATCCCACTCGATGCTGGCCACGCCCACACCCCATCTACTTGTCGGTTGCTGGTCGCTCATGCCGTCACCTCGGCTGGTGTGGCGTACGTGGCGCAAGAGGTGAAGCCGGACTGGCCGGGCGTCTTTGATACGTGGTGCCATACGATCGTCCATCTCGGCAGGTAGATCCCTTCGCCGCAGTGCTTGCACAACGTGGCGGGCTTCGTGAGGCGCTGCCATTTGGCACTTGCTGTGCCGTAGCTCAGTGACCCGTACTCGTTGACCATCGCGAAACGGTCGGGATTGACCGGGCTGACACCAACAAAATATTCGGCGTCAGGATCGGGCCATTCAGCAACGGCGATCAGGTCGCCGTTCACCATCTCATCGACGGTGACGGGTGTACGTGTCATGGCGGTCATGTCGTCCCCTTCTCTGTCATTTTCGTACCCTTTTTGGTACTGTTTCGGCTTCGGGTTTTGACGTCCCGCTGATAGTTGCGCTCAGCCACCAGGCAAGCGGCACAGACCGGCTCACCGTTGCGTCGATGCCGAACCGCTGCCGAACGCGTTCCGCACGGCTGCAACACTCGAGGCAGACCACCACGGAGGCGGGCCCGGTACTCGCGGGCCCGCTTGGCCTCGGCCTCCGTCACGCTGCCTCATAGAACATCGGAGCGCCGTCGCAATCGCTGTCTGACTCAATGAACCCGTAGGCACAGTCGTCGTCACCCTCGACCAACACGCCGCCATGAGTGACGCAATACTCCATCCCCTCAACCTCGGTCATGCCGGGCGCCGAGCAAATGACGACATCACCGGGAAGGAGTTGGACCTCACTGAGTATCGGACGTAAACGTGCGAATCATCCCCACCGCTCGGCTCCGCCATCTCAAGCGCTGAGGCGATGGCTGCGGCGACTCGCTTGTTGAAAGCGTCCGGCAGCGGCTGGCGCTTGCTCGGAACGCAATCAAAATCAACTATCAGCTCCCCATCAATGAGGAGCTGATAGTTTGACTTGACGCTCACTTACCCCACCCGGTCATCAGGCGCACGTGATCGGCTGCCCAGGTCTCGGTCATCGACCGGATCGAGAAGGCTGCGGAGTGTCCGCATCCGTGGCACGTGGCCTTGAAGCCGTCGAGCGCTCCATCTTCCGTGGCTGGCGAGGCCGCGACCGTGGTCTTGGTTGCGAGGGTGTGGGCCATGATGGCCTCCTTGGCCGTTTGGCCGGTAGCGGGGAGCGGGGTTGCTTCCATGTAGGTAACTGTAAACACATACCGTCACAGTGTCAAGCACATTTATCGTCGCCAGCGAAAACAAATCTGAAATTACCTCTTGCGCTGCCCGTAACAAAAGATTACGTTACGTGACATGCAGTTGAACCGTGAAGCGCTCAAGGCGATTCGGAAACGGTCAAACATCAGCCAAACGGCGTTCGCCGCAACCGCTGGGATTGACCGCCCGACATACGCCCACATCGAAGCCGGACGCCGCCAAGCGACCGACTCCCAAATCATTGCCATAGCGGGGGCGCTCGTCGTTCCGCTCGCAGCGGTCGCTACCACCGTCGAGGTGGCGGCGTGATCGTCATTCTTCTCCGCCTTCGTCTCAAGGCGTTCACCCGATGAGCGCCATGACACGCACACCCGTCACCGTCGATGAGATGGTCAACGGCGACCTGATCGCACATAGTGACTGGGCCGACGATATGGCCGTGACGTTCATCGGGCGCATCCCGGCTGACCGTAGCTTCGTCACACTCCTACGCAACGGTAATCCTGCCATCCGCTACGACAATGGCAACTGGCGGCGTCTCACGAAGCCCGCCACGTTGTGTGAGTGCGGCCTGGCGATCGTTGAGTCAGATGCTGGGTGGCTGCATGAGGCCAGCGGCATGATCGTTTGCGTATCCCGTAGGGCCACACCAGCCGAGGTGACGGCATGAACGACTCCGACATCATGGGCATCAAGGCGGCATCGAGACTGCTGCGCCGAGATCCCAAAACTGTCTACCGGATGGTTGCAGACGGCGACATTCCGACCCTTCAACACCGGACCGAAAACGACAAAGTCCAGTTTTCCCGCACCGCCATCGAAGCGTTCAACCGTCGCCGTGGCGAACTCGCAGCCGAAGCCGACGCAGAACGGCGCGCATCGTGAGCGCCCGCACTGATGCCGCCTGGGAGCTGTGGCTCGCCAACCGTCTCGCCGTCCAAGCGTTACGGCGTGCCGATCGTGCCGGCCTGACCGGACGCGACCGGACACCGAAGACCGGCCCGAACGGTGAAGACCTCGTGCACGGACTCGCAACCTACAACAAGCACCGTTGCAGCTGCGACGACTGCCGGGGCCCAAAGAACGCCTACATGGCCCAGTGGCGAGCAGAGCAACGCCTAGCCGATCGTGAGGCAGCAGCATGAACAAGCATCACCGTGACGCACTGATCGCCGCACTCCAAGTGCCGCCAGATGAGGGCGGGTACGTCAAAACGGAAGGAACGCTCGTTCGAGAGGCTGGCGGGGGCAACTACACCGACACATTCTGTTGCCTCGGTGTCGCCTGCGACATCTTCGGACTCTGGGAACGCGATGGCTATAAACAAGACCCAGGGCTTTCCATAAAACAAATGGAGACGCTGGGAATGTCACTCTTAGAGCACGCAGTGCTTGCCAGAATCAACGACCGCAGTAACACGTTCGCCCCGGTCATCGCAGCATTGCGGGGCATGTGATGAGCGGCACCGACGCACGCCGCCAATGCCCTTGCGGTCGCTGCCAGACAACAACCGGCCGTCGAGCCGACATTGTTGCAGTTCTTGCACTAACTGCAACAGGTGCAGCGCTGATCGTTACGTCAACAGGCGGCTGGGGCTCGCTGCTCGGCATCGGCTTCCTTGTTGCTTCCGCCGTGTACGGGCTCGTTTACGTCGGAGACGGCAGCGAATGAACTGCTCCGTGTGCCGCAACTGTCGCGAACTGATTTATCTCCCGGCATGGACCTCGCACGTCTGGCATCACACCTCCCACGGTGACGCCGCATGCCGACGAACCATGTTTGCCGAGCCCGACGAATACACC